TTTTGCTGCAGATGTGCGTATTGGAAACCGGAGAACTACACTTGAAGTAAATCAATGAATATTAATAAAATAAGGTGTAGTTGCGGTGTAGTTGGAGAACTACACTCCAACTACATTCAACTACACTTGGGCAGTCTCCAACTACACTAACTACACTTTTCGAGGTGTCAACTACACCTCGAAAATAGCTAACTAATTGATAATCAAACACCGCTTCAAGTGTAGTTAGTGTAGTTGATGTTTTTGCGAAAAATGTGTCCAAAATATTTAATGAACTGCGAAATGCTCGATGTCAAATTGAAAGTGGATTCGCCGATGATGGCGGATTATCTGGCTTATCTGTTTCCGCCGGAGAGGCCAGGCGGGCCGCTGAAGGTCTATGCCAGAAACAGCCTGGGCAAACTGCTTGTCGCCCATTGCAAGGTGTCGGAATTCCCTCCGGAAGTGGAGGGTGAGAGGATCCTGAACCTTGAGCTGCCGAGCGACACCGCCACCGCCTCCATGAGAAACAAGTTCCTTTATTATGACAGGTACGACACGGCGGCGCTGAACATGGCCGTCTCGGCCTACTTTGACATTGAGTTCAAGCAGTACTACCTCAAGGGCTTTGAGCTTGGCTTCCAGAAGAAGGACATCGTCACGGCGTTCATAGTCTCACGGGGGCTGTTCTCCACAGACAAGTTCGACACACTTCACAAGAGAATCTACCGGCGGGCGCAGCAGACGCTGGACAGACTTGTTGACAAGCTGCTGCAAAGAGTCTACTATTATGACAGAAGCATTAACTTAAAGGGTTTGAAAGATGATCAGAATCATTGACACACTACAGGCTCAAAGCCTGGACAGGCAGGACGGCGTATGGCACAGGCTGGCGCTCATCCCTGCGACGGCCACCATCGAGAGATCAGAGAAGGTCGAGGAGGCCGGCAGACTGGCCACCATCAAGATCAACGCATCTCTGTCGGAATCCTCGGAGGTTCTGCGGGACAACCTTGTCATCAAGGTCGGGTTCTGCCACGGGGGCGGCGAGATCTACGGCTCGGAGGACTTGCCGCTGACGTTCGAGATCAGCGAGACAAACATCCTTAATATCTCCTGCGCCTACCAGTTCCCTGTTTATTAGTGTCCTTTCCGCGAAGAAGTCGCTCAGTATCTTTGCGTAAACATTGATCGAAGATGAAAGCTGACACATTCCAACTGGCAAGGGACATCGTGCAGGGGAAGTGGCTGGTCTCCAATCCGGACCGGCTGCTTCCCATCGCCCGCTCATTTCTCAACAAGACACCCGTGGAGATGGAGGTGAAGGCGGCAAGCGTCACCACGGTTTCCGACTCCGGTGCGCTGCCGGAAAAGGCCAAGCGTGTGGCCATCATCCCTCTTCACGGAACGATGACGAAGTACGACAATTGCGGGAGTTACGGCACAACGTTCATAGCTAAAAGGCTCCGGGAGATGGCCGATGACGAAAATGTCATCGGCATAATCCTGGACATAGACTCTCCCGGCGGCAGTTCGTCTGCCATCCCTCCGATGATCGAGGCGATCAGCCACGCGAAGGCCGCCGGAAAGCCGGTCTACGCACATGTGGACTGCTGTGCCTCCGCCGCCTACTGGGTGGCCTCCCAATGTGACGCCATCTACATGGACAACGACCTTTCCGAGGTCGGCTCCATCGGAGCCATGGCCGTGTTCATTGACAGCACGGCTGCCAATCCTATCACCGGAGAGAAGACAATTGTCATCTATGCCGAGGAGTCTCCGGACAAGAACTTCGCCTACAGGGAGGCACTTTCCGGAAGGTACGAGGCGGCGAAGGCCGAGCTGAAGCCGCTGGTGGATCAGTTCAGGGATGCCGTCGTGGCCGGAAGGCCTACCATCCACAAGGATCAGGACGGGGTTCTCTCGGGAAAGATGTTCCTCACCGCCGACGCGCTGCGCCTGAACATGGCGGATGCCAGGAAGACCCTCCACGAGACAATAGATGCGGTCTTCGCACTTGCAAGCATTTAACCAATCTTTTTCATAATGGACAAGAAAACACTCAACAACTCGAAGATGGGCAGACTCGTCGCCCGTCTCTTCGGCAAGATCGAGCTTGACGTGAAGGACGGCAAGGTCTCCCTTACCGACCAGGAGCGCCAGAAGGTTCTGGAAAACTACGGCCAGGACTTTCTCGACAAACTCGAAAGCATCAACCTCGATGAGGAGGGTGATGCCGTGACCCTTTTCGACGCGGCTGTAGCCGCCAAGACGGCGGAAGCAACAGCCGCGCTGACAGCACAGATCAAGGAACTACAGAATGACGTTGTCTCGCTGGCATCTGAGCCGGAGCCGAAACCGACCGCCTCTGGAGCGGGGGTGCCGCCGCAGACGAAGGTCTTCAACATCAACATGGCCGCCGTTCACAACAAATTTGTGCGGGAGGCTCTTGATTCCGTCAATCCGTACGCCTTCGCAGCCATGGACGACGCTACCATCGACATCAATGATCTCAACGCGGAGTTCTCCATGGTGATGCCTCCGAAGGTGAAGCTGGAACTGCTGAACAAGAGGATCTACAACGGATTCGACGACGCGAAGCACATGACCCGCATCCAGTCCAACACGGAGTACATCGCCTCCGCGGCCATCATGTCAGAGGTCTCCCAGCAGTTCACACCGAAATGGACTCCTAAGGGAACGCCCAATTTCACTCCGATCAGGATTCCTTATCGCCGTCACAAGCTGAACGTGCTGATCCAGCCGGCCGATGTGCTCAAGAGCTGGCTGCTCTATCTCTACGAGCAGGGCAAGACTATGGCGGATATGCCTATCACCCGCTACATCATCGAGAACCACATCCTTCCTAAGGTGCTGGATGACATCACCATCTCGATGATCGCCAAGGGTAAGTTCATCGATGCTGGCGTTGTCGCTGACGGTGACGCGGGCAAGGCCGCCAAGAACTCTATGGACGGTTTCGAGACCATCCTTGTGGAGGGCAAGTCCGACGAGAATTGCAAGATCAACTACTACAAGGCGGCAGCCGACCCGATGGCGATGTCGGACTCCGAGCTCCTCGCCTACATCGACGGCTTCGTTGACAGCATCTCCGGACTGTTCGCACACATCGTGACCATCCACTGCTCCGAGCAGCTGCTCACCCGCTACAAGAGGGCGGACTTCGCCGTCAACGGCAAGTACACCGGCGTGGAGAATGACGGAAGCATCCGCTTCACCAACTTCCACCTCGTACCTCTGAAATCGATGTACAACTCCCCTATCATCTTCGCGACCCCGAAGGAGAATTTCGTGGAGCTTGTGGATTTCTCCAAGGCGGAGAGCTGCATCTCCAAGATCGAGGAGCAGAACTATGACGTGAAGGTGTTCGGCGAGTACTCCCTCTCTACGGGCTTCAAGATTGCCGAGGCTGTCTATGCCGCTGTTCCGGACGGCTACACTCCGGTCGAGAGCATCGTTTCCGATGTCCCTGACACCAATAAGTGGGAGAACGGAAAGAAGGCCACCCAGTCAGTAGACAGTGGCGCATAACGAATAATGACCAAGAATATGGCTTACGTAAAATCATCAATCCCTAGACCTGGTGACGGCGCTGGTTGCGCCGCCACCAGAAAATCCCAGATCATCCTGGTCGATGTGGAGGATGTCGAGACCGAACCTACACGCGAGGTCGGAAATTGCAACGTGACCGGTGACCTCACCCTGAAGGCCGAGGCCAAGGCCATCTCCATCTATGCGACCGCCTCCTCCATCCAGGTGACGGAAGAACTCTCCGGAGATCCTGACGCGGAAGGCATCAAGACTGGCATCGTGTTTGACCATCCGGGCAACTCGGTCGCCATCAAGAACTTCATCGAGGTGTTCAAGAACCGTGGCGTGATCGCCATCGTGCAGGAGTGTGACGGTACGGATTCCGGTCGCCCTCAGATCATGGGGCGCGTCTGCAACCCGCTCAGGCTCTCACTTGAGACCAAGATGGATGGCGAGGCCACGAAGAGGACACTCACCTGGAAGCAGGCGCTTCCTGACAAGTTCCTCGCCGGCGAGTATTCCGGAAAGATGCCGACGGTCGCCGAGGCCGCGGCCTCCGCTGTGGGAGGAGCCTAACGGATGGCCGAGGGTGACAATACCAAGGCGGCTGTCAGGGAAGAGACCCCAACCGCCGAAGTCTCAGACGGAGGAGCCAGACTGGTTGTCTGCGCCTACGAGGGTACGGACATCCAGTTGTCCAAAGTCTGGGAGAGGATGACAGGCACGAGGCCTGTTGTCATCACTGTCGGACCGGATGACGACATCCGGGACATCCTCGCAGGAGTCATCGCCGACAACAGCGTCGCCGATGAGTTCGTCCTTGTCCCGGCCAACTGCGTCCCATGCTCCCCGATTTCCATCGGGGAGCTATCCTCGCCAATCGTGTTCATGGATGTCGAGGGCAACAAGGTGTTCGGCGAACGGCTGCCGAAACCGTTCTCCAAGGAGAAACTGGTGGAAGCGCTTCCGGCACAAGATCAGACAGTCGAGGAGTTCCTCAGGGACTACTTCAAGAAGAATCTCCACCGACCGGTCGAGGCCGGATTCCGCTTCGGCAACATCGTCACACCGGTGTACCGCGCGAATCCTTGCGAGCACATTGTCATCGAGGCGTTCGTCCGAAAGAAGTTCGTCTTCGCAACTCCTCAAGGCTATGCGGCCATCACGCGACTGATTGACCAGTACCTGCTGAATGAGTAACGAGATTGACAGATGGATAAGTTCGGGAGCCGAGGTCATTGAGGGACTTCGGCTCTTGAGTATATATGCGCCCAACAGGTGGCTGGACGCTCTTGTCAGGAAGGCTCCGGAGGAATATTCACGGCTCCTGAAGAAGACCTTGCTTCCGTTCGCCGACGGGATCCCGTTCTCGCGGACACTGGCCAAGGGCGGACGGTTCCGGGAGGACTGGCCATTCCTGTCCGAGCCGGACTGTCCTACGGAGCTGAAGGCTCTGGCCGCGGACATGATCTCCTCCTGGCACAACTATGTCAACGCCCACGAGGATCTGTTCAGTTGCACCACTCCGGAAGAGTGCTATGAATGCGCCGAAAAAACAATAAGAAATTTTTCTCAAAATTCAAGTTCTCGCCTTGAATTTCAATATTATAAGGAGCATCACCGAATCCTCGGCAAACACCCGATCTTCGCCTTGTCTAGGAAGATGGATGATCTTCGCCGGCTGCCGGTCACGAGTCTCATCCGGAAAAGGCGGAACGTCCAGGATTCCGTCTGGCGCGCCGAGCGGGAAATCAGGAAGGGCGACCGTCCTGACCTGAAAGTGTCAAGAGAGGACAGGCTTGCGCGTCTGCGGATGACCCTCAATGAAATCAACCGAATGATAGAAGAATATGAAGGTACTGACCCCAAAACTACTCGATGATCTTTCTTCCCTTGCGGCACTTGGCTGGACAGATGCCGAGCTGGCCGGATTTCTGGACATCACGGAAAGACAGTTAGCGGCCATTCTTGCTGATCCCACATCGACGGATGATCCAAACATCCGTGATGCCATCAAGCGCGGCCAGCTGGAGAAAAGAGCAAAGATCGAACTTGCCGTCGTGCGTGGAGCGATGGAAGGCGACTCTGGCTCCATCGACCAGTTCCGGGACATTGTCCGGGACAAAAGCTTCTCTATCTCGAAACTCGACCTGTTCGGAGGAGCGGAGAAAGAGGGCGCCTTCGAGAGAATCCAGGAATATATCGCCTCCGGCTCAAAGGGAGACCTCTCCGACAAGGAGCGTATGTACATCGACCTGCTGACACTTGTCTATTCATTGGACGGCCAGTACGGCAAGCGCCGGACGGTCAGGTTCCTGACCAGCGAACCTTTCGGCCTTCCCTACCAGCGGGCCGCCGACATCTATTCCGAGGCGATGGAGCTGTTCTATTGCAACCGCAAGGTCTCCAAGGAAGCCTTGCGCAACAAGATGGCGGATCAGTTCGACACCCTCTATGTCGCCGCGAGGGACGCCGCCAAGACATCAAAGGACTACGCCGTGGCCGCCGACATCCTCGCCAACAAGGCCCGCGCCCTCCAGCTGGACAGGGACGATCCGGCGAAACTTCCGGCAGAGGTCTACCAGCCGATGTTCCGTCTGCTTTCCGCAACGCCAGAATCCATCGGACTTCCGGCAGCCAACCGTGATGAGCTGGAAAGGCAGATTGACACCGTGGTCGCTCCGGAGTCCGTCAAGAGACGGCTCAGGACCGATGCAGGCATCGTTGATCTCGACATCGTAAAATACCTTGAGGATGCAAAGGAAGAGAGTTAAACCTGAATCCACACAAGCCGCCTCCGTCCAGTACCAGAACCCTTTCGCCCAGATCGTGTCGCTGGCCGGCGCCTGTCAGAACCTCAATGTCGTGGGGCGTGGCGGAGCCAAGACAACCGACATCCAGGCCGAAAGACTGCTGGATGTCATCTATGATATGCCAGGAGCGCCCGTCGTCTGGGTGGCCGACACGTTCACGAACCTGAACGCCAACATCCTCCCATCCGTTCTGGAGGGGCTGGAGCGAAAAGGACTCCGTGAGGGTGTCCACTATGTCATCGAGAAGGAGCCGCCCACCTTTACAGATGCGGAAAAGGCTGATCTCCCGGACTGGCTGAAGCCCCATTTCTGGAAACCGTTCAACAAGCTGGTCTCCTACAAGCGCACCATCATATTCTACACCGGCACCAACATCCGGTTCGGCTCCCTTGACCGCCCGGCCACCCTTGCCGGAGCCTCCTACGTCTTTGTCTTCGGAGATGAGGTGAAATATTTCCGGGAAGACAAGATCTCCAACCTGCTGAAGGCAGTCCGTGGCTACAGGCAGGAATATGGTCACAGTGTCTTCTACCGAGGATTCAGTTTCACCACCGATATGCCGGACACCACGCACATCGGGGAATATGACTGGATCCTGAAATACGCCCGGAACATGGACATCCCGGCCATCGTGCTTGTGCTGAAAGCCGGCCTGGTCTACAACGATTGCCTGCACGAGGCTGCCGCCGCCAAAGACAAATGGTTGAAAACCCACAGCGGCGAGGATCTTAACATCTACCGCGGCAAGTGCCGTGTGGCCGAGCAGTGGAAGGCGAGGTGGACGGAACTGAGGATGAGGAAGGAAGCCAGGACTTTCTTCATGCTGGCATCATCCTACATCAATGTGGACATCCTCACTGAGCAATGGTTCGGAGATGCCATCGCTGGTAAGCTGCCTGACCTGAACACGGCCATCCTGTCGATGCGTCCGTCCCTGGAATCCGGCGACCGCTTCTACGCATCCCTTGCCGAACGCCACTTCTACTACGACGGCACGGATGAGGATGCCTATGACGGTTTCGGGCTGCTGGATAGGGAGGATTGCAGGGTGCTGAAATATCTCGATATCGACAAGCCATTGATGGCGGGAGTGGACTTCGGGAATATGTGTTCGATGTCCATCGCCCAGAACGACATCGAGAAGGGCCGTGCGTGCATACGTGTGGTGAAGTTCCTCTACACTTTGGCTCCCGAATATGTCCCTGACCTCGGAGAGAAGTTCCGCGCTTTCTTCGCTCCGATGAGGAGCAGAACCCTGATGCTGTACTATGACCGCGCCGGCAACGCCTACAAGTCGGTGGGAGAGGATCAGGTCAGCAAACTCAAGAAGTCCATCGAGTACGATGGGAACGGTCGCCGCACTGGCTGGACGGTGCAGCTGATGTCCATCAACCAGGGCAACATCGGCCAGCCGGAGGAATACTCGTTCATGCAGGAGATAATGAGCGAGCGGAATCCGAAACTGCCGGTGATCCGCATAGACGCCTACGCCGCCAAGAATCTAAAGCTGTCGCTGGAGAGGGCGAGGACTGCTGTGCGGAATGGTGTCGTGTTCAAGGACAAGAGAAGCGAGAAACTGCCTGTCGAGCAGCTGCCTACCGAGTCCACCAATCCGTCGGACTCGTTCAAGTACCTCGTGATGACCAGGCATCTTCGCGGCCTGGTAAGCGGGAAGGCGATGCTGCCGTCCGCGGCTGTCGATCCGAAGGCGGTCGGAAAGAGTAGCCGCTGACACACCCGTGCGCCATATATCACCCCGGAACGGAATCGCAATTGCGATTCCTCGGCAGGGCGGCCCGGGGTCTTCTTCGACCGAAAAAGGCACCATTTCGCGTCCTCTGGACGCAAAGTACTGTATTTCACTCATTTGACGGGAAAATATTCATAAAAGAGTGTCTGTCTGCTGTGATTTCAACGGTTTCCGCTGTCGTTTTGGGCTTCAGCGCGCGCTTCAACAGAAGCCCCGGCCACCATGTTCCGGTTGTCCGGACGCACCCGGCGGCCTTCTCCGGTGTCCTTTATCCAGGCGTGGCTGACGCTAACTTTGTGATATGAACGTATATGAAGCACTGGCCGAGATGAGGCGACTGTCCGAGGAAGACAGGAGCTTCAGTTTCTCGTTCATGTCCTACAATCCATCGAAAGGCACGTCCGACGGCATCGTCTACGTCCACCGCGGGATCCTGCGGCACAGGGAGATGAAGGAACACAACAGGAACGCAGATCTCATCGAGGGGTACATGGATCTGGATACCGGAGAGCCGCGGCGTTTCTACCAGCCGCTTCTGATGACATTCAACGGACAAAAACTGATACTAGTATGAGCAGAATCGAGAAGATATCCGACCACACGTCCGTCCTGCGGCTGAACGACGGACGGGCTTTCGCGCTTTCCAACAGGGTGGACAACAGCCTTGACTCCGTGTTCTGGATGGCACAGCAGAGGAACTGGGAGCAGCTGCCCCAGACCGTCTGCGGACAGAAGATCGTGCCGTTCGGCCACGACAACAACCTCCCCGTCCACCTTCGGGACATCCTTGACGAGAACAACCTCGGACCGGGAATCCTTGAGAGGCAGATGGGGCTCCTCTACGGGCAGGGCGTGTTCCTTAACCGGCTGGCTTACCAGGAGGGGAACATCGTGCATCACTGGGAGGAGGACAGGGAGATACAGGCATGGCTGGACAGTTGGGACTATGTCAGCTACATCAAGGGATGTATGACCGACTATCTGCACCTGAAAGGATTCTTCGACGCCAAGTACCTTGAGAAAGGCAGGAGAATAGGCAGGGAGCCACGGATCGCCTATCTTGAGCATATTCCATCCAAGAACGCAAGGCTGGAGTGGACGGACAGCCGGGAGATCAAGGATGTCAGGCACATCGTCGTGGGGGACTTCGAGCATTCCTGCGTCGGTACCGGCGTGAGGGTCTATCCGGTCTATGACAGGAGGAATCCGGGACGGTTCGGAGCCTCTGCTTCGTACAACCACACATATTCATTCGCAAGGGATTTCTACGCCGTGCCTCAGTACTGGGGAGCGCTGCGCTGGATTGTCAAGGGTTCCGAGGTACCGACCATCTTCAAGTACGTCACGGACAACGGCATCAATCTCGCCTATCTGGTGAAGGCTCCTAAGGAGTACTGGGAGGAGAGGCGCGACCGTCTGAGGATGGCAAACCCGACGTGGGATGACACCAAAATCGAGAACGAGATAAGCTCCCTGACTGATGAGCTCCTGCGCCAGATGCAGGACGTGCTGAGCGGAAAGGAGAACGCCGGAAAGTTCTTCTACTCGCTGGACATGCCTTCGGAGAGCGGAACAGGGCGGGTGTCCTGGTCCGTGGAGGCCATCGACCAAAAGATGAAGGATTTCGTGGAGGCGCAGCTGAAGATCTCGGAGGCCTCGGCATCGGCGATCACCTCGGGGATGGGTCTTCACCCGTCGTTGTCGAACGTGATGGTGAACGGCAAGCTGGCATCAGGATCTGAACTGTTGTACGCCTTCAAGCTGTTCCTGCTTTCGGACACGGAGATCGCCTCGCAGACGATTCTGGAGCCGGTCAACCAGGCGATAGCGTTCAATTTCCCGGGCAAGGGACTGAAACTTGGGTTCTTCCACAGGCAGTTGTCGGCGGAGGATGCCCTTACTTCCTCGGCCAGGATTAAAAATCAGTGATTATGACGGATTTGTTCAACAGAAATCGGGATGGTTCCAAGGAATTGGAGGATCTGACCGGCCAATGGTACGCTTCCTCTCCTTTCAGGCTGATCGAGACGGAAATCCGGTTCGCCACCGATGAGGTGGCGCGGCTTGTGAGTCAGGAGGTGGTCAAGGAGGCCGCGGAGGCTTACGATGAGGATGAGAAGCCGGAACTTGTAGCCGCTGTAAGGCTTCCGGTGGCGTGTCTGGCATTGATGCGGTACGCCAAGCTTTCAGGCGTGTCGCATGAATCGACCGGACGGAAGGTCAAGATCGATGACAATGAGAGAAGTCCTTACGAATGGCAGATAGACAGGGATGACAGGGCGATGAGGGAGCGGTATTTCAGGGCTCTGGACGCTTTGTACACCTACTTGGAGACTTCCGGCAACGAGAACTGGAAGGCTTCGGCCAAGAGGACGATGACGGGCGAATCCATTGTCAGGAATATTCAGGAGTTCGAGGCTGTCTATCCCGTCGATGGAAGCTACTATGTCTATTATCTGCTCCAGGCGCTTGTGATCGAGCGGCAAAGGGCGGTGATAGGACCGTTCGCGGGGGATAAGTGGGCTTCCATAGCTGACGGCTCGGCTGACGAGAGGGTGCTCTCGCTGGCCAGAAGGGCGGCCATTCTCAGCGCGGTGATCGTGGCTGGGACGAGGTGGAGCCTTGAGGTGTTCCCTATCGAGATCGCAAGGCGGTTCTCCCCTACCTATCAGGGCAACAAGTCCAACCGTGTGGCCACGATGGATGAGATCGACTGGTACGTCGGCAATCTGAAAAGTGAGGTCAAGGACGCTTTGACGGATTTGTCGGCACTGATCAGCGAGGAGAAGGTGGACCCTAAGCTTTTGCCTGTGAATGACAGGAGGAACAAATTCTTTACCACCGAGTGATGAACACGATTGAGGTTTTCGAGACCGGTAAGGTCGTGCAGGTGCCTGGTTCGTGGAGCGAGATGACTCCGAAACAGGTGCGTGAGGTGTTCAGGATCTTCGAGTGGTGCCTTAGGCACGGGAAGTCCCCGTTGGACTTCAATGTGAGGGTCTTGTGGATGCTGCTTGGGGTACGGAGAACCGTCAAAGGATGGTTCACGGACATATTCGCCGGCCACAGGCCTACTTTAAGGGATGAGAACGTCTATCAGATGTGCGAGAGGTTCCTCGGATTCCTTTTTTCGGAGGAGTCGGCTGCGCTGACGTTTGATTCGGTCGCCAATCCGATGCCGGTGGTGCGTTCGGGGCTTGTTTGGCTTCACGGTCCGGGGGAACTGCTCCAGGATCTGACGTTCGGGGAGTTCAGGCACGCATCCGCCGCAATCAACAGGTTTTTCAGGAGCCACGAGCCGGAGGATCTGGATGAATGCATCGCTTTCCTGTACAGAAGACGTTGCCGGAAGGCCAACAGGGCAGGTCGGATGGTGCCGGATGTGGACCAACGGAATGCACGTGGGCATATTCATAGAGCGTCGAGGTTGAAGGGGTGGCAGAAGAATCTCGTGATGATGTGGTTCGCGGCTTGCTTGAAGTACCTTCAGTCGGGTGTTCTGGAGATTAACGGGGAGGAGGTTGATTTGTCGAAGCTGTTCGCCGGGGATGAGAAAAGTTCGGGGATAAGCTTCGGGTGGAATGATCTGTTGGTCGAGGTGGCTAAGGAGAACACGCTTGGCAACATTGACAGGGTGGATGAGGAGCCGTTGTTCTCGGTGCTGTCGATTATGTGGCATAACTATAAGGAGAGAAAGAGAAATGAGCAGATTATCAAGGCTTCAAAGGCTCACTGAGTACCTTGCGGGATTGAAGATTCATTCCTGCTGGTGTTGTGAGCACATCGATCCGATTTGCACGACCGCGCAGGCTGACGCCACTTCCAAACTGGCGCATCTTTCGGGTGTGCAGGTGGTGGTCGCGCGTCCGGAGGTGCATCAGCGCGGGGATTCGGACACGTTCCGGGAAGAGTTGGGGACGGTGATCTTCGTGTTGGAGAAGGGGCTTGGGCTGGACAAGACGGAGGAATCGGAGAATGAGCAGTATTCACGGCTTCTGGAGATTGCGGATCTGATTCTGGCCTATATCGCCGAGGAGACCTCAAGCCAGAACTGCCGTCTTGTGACGGGTTTGGCGTTGGCTTCGGTGGATGTGGTTCCGGAGGCAAGCGTCTTCGGCGGCTGGAGCGGGTACAGCATCGAACTATCATTTGAGTGATGGATGTCAGGGCGCGTTTTGTGAGCGAGATCCTTCAGGATGAGGGACAGAGGCTTCTGAGGAATCAGGGCAAGGCCATCGAGGCAAGGGTCAAGAAGCGTTCCGGGCGGCTGGAGTCGTCCAGGAGTGTTTCTGTGACCGGCGGCAACGGCGCTTCGGGGACTTTGACGTTCGTCCACGTGGCCTACGAGCGCTTCCTGGACATGAAGCGTCTCCAGCGTGGCGGCAAGTCCGTCAAGAGCAACCGCAGGATCCACAACCGCTATGTCTTCGGCGCTTTCGCCTCCATCGCCGAGCGCCTGATGTACGAGTTCACGGAGGATGCCGTCGCCCGGATAAAGGCGGCGGATCAGGGCAAACAATAAACAATTATCTATATGGCTAAAAGAATTACGGATGAGGATCTTCGGCTGAACCTGATTGTCAACGGGGATGGCGGCAGGAAGGAGATGCTTGCGCTGGACAGGCAGATGAAGGATTTGCAGAGTTCGACCAAAAGGACCAGGACTGAACTCAAGAATCTTGAGAAAGCCGGCAAGACCGGCTCACAGGAACACCAGAACCTGACGAAGACCCTGAAAGACCAGGAGAAGACCCTGACGGAATGCCGGGAAAAATACAACAAACTCAGGGATGCCGTTTCCCTTGAGAACAAGACATTGGCGGAACTCCGGAACCATCTGAAACTGACGCAGACAGCTCTTAGCAAGGCCGTTCCCGGGACGGAGAACTGGAAGAAGCTTAATGCCGAGGTCCAGCAGACCAAGGCAAGGCTTAAAGAGCTTACCTCACAGTCCGGGCAGACCAAGGGTGCGCTTGAGAAATTGTCAAGTGTCAAGGCCGGAGCTTTGGCGGCATTCGCAGCTATCGCCGGAGCAGTCAGAGGCGTGGCAAGGGCGTTCCAGAAGATAGTGGACTTCGAGCAGGCCAACGTCAACCTTTCCACCATCATCGGCAAGAACGTCAAGGACATCGAGGCGCTGACATATTCGGCGATGGAGCTTGGACGAACCACTGAATACACCGCCTCGCAGGTCACGCTGCTCCAGACAGAACTCGCGAAGCTGGGTTTCAAGGAGGGGGCGATCATGCAGATGCAGGAGTCCGTCCTGCACTTCGCCACGGCCATCGGGACCACCCTCCCGGAAGCGGCGGCGATGGCGGGAGCGACACTGAGGATGTTCGGGCTTGACGCCAAAGACACCGCCGACACCCTCGGGGTGCTGGTGCAGGGAGCCAACAACAGCGCGCTGAGCTTCTCCTACTACCAGACAGCGATGGCCACGGTCGGACCGGTGGCGAAGACATTCGGTTTCTCGCTCAGGGACACGGTCGCCCTGCTCGGCACACTGGCCAACGCCGGGTTTGACGCTTCTTCCGCGGCCACTGCCACAAGGAACATCCTGCTTAACCTCGCGGACTCAAGCGGCAAGCTGGCGGTGGCCTTAGGCAAGCCTGTAAGCACATTCCCTGAACTGATGTCCGGGCTGAGACAGCTGAAGGCGCAGGGAGTTGACCTTAACACCACGTTGGAACTGACCGACAAAAGGTCTGTCTCCGCCTTCAACACGTTCCTTGACGGAGCGGACGCTGCCTTGGCTCTGAGGGATTCGCTTGAGGATGTCAACGGCGTGCTGAAGAATACAGCCGAGGAAAGGATCAACACGGTCGAGGGTTCCGTCAAACTGCTCCAGTCCGCATGGGAGGGGCTGATCCTTTCGTTCAAGGAGTCCGCCGGACCGATCAAGAGCGTGATTGACTGGCTGACCCGAATGGTGGAGGGGCTGACGGAGCTGATCAATCTTGGAGGCCGGCAGGGATTCTTCTCCGAATATTCACAGGCCTTGGCTGAAATCAACCCCGAGACTGATCTGGGGCCGGGGGTGACGATGGAGAGCTACATCGCGTCCACCCGGGAGCAGTTGAAGAAAGAGGCAGAGGCCGCCAAGGCGAAGGCTGATTCGCAGAATGGGTTCGGAAGGTGGTGGAGCGGTTCTGGCGACGCCGCGGAACTGGCAGCGAACAGACTCGAAGGATTCGACCTCGCCGCCGCCCAGTACCTGAATGCGTCCGGTGGCGGAGCCGCCTCCTCTTCCTCCCCGTCGGGATCAACACCGCCATCAAACCCACCAAGTCTCCAAAATCCGCAAAAAAACAAAGCCCTCTGGTCATTGAGCAATGACGAGGCGTTCCTGACGGCCAAGGCGGAACTGACAAGGCGGTACAACGAGAAGGAGATCTCCTCACAGGAGGAATATAACGAAAGGCTCTATCAGCTGGAGGTGGCGACATTGACGGCTCGGCTGGCGGCTCATAAGGATAAGGGGGCGGACAGAGCCAAGATCGAGAATGAGTTGCAGGAGAAGACCAAGAAGCATTCGGAGGATGCGTTGAAGAAGCGGCAGGAGTACGAAAAGAAGGCGGCGGATCTGGCCAAGGAGGGAACAGCGATCATCAACGAGGCGGAGACGGACAAGACCAGGGCGGAGATGGACGGTGAGGAGGCCCGGTACCAGGCGGAACTCAAGAAATTCAGGGACACCAAGGTTCTGTACGAGAATCAGGCGGCGGTGCTTGAGGCTATCGAGAAGAAGCATCAGAATAAATTGTTGAAGATCAAAGAGGATGCTTCGAATAGGGAGTTGGCGCTGCTTGAGGCTAAGCACAATGTTAAACTGCAAGAGATTCAGAAAGACTATTCCAAAGTCGTAGCCGAGGAATCCCCGAATTCTGTTGGCGTTATGAAAGCAAAGAGAACCAGAGATGACACTCTAGTTAAAGAGAATTTGTCTTATCAGAATGTCTTAAAAGATCGTCTTCAACAGATAGTTGATACCGGAGGATTTGACGGCATCAAACTTTCAGAAGAAGAACTGGAAAAGTACAGGTTGAAACTTGAGCAGGTCACCGGCAAGATCAACGAATTAACCGCAACACAGAAGAAAAGCAATGCTGGAATATTCGGTGGCACAGGCAACGGAGAGTTGTTCGGTGTGTCGCAAGAGAAATGGAACCAGCTTTTCGCCAACATCGCTACTGGCAAGGCTGGCACCGAGGATCTGCTTACCGCTTTGTCCGGAATCGGCGGGGCGGCTCAGGAAGGGTTTAAACTGGCAAGCCAAGCGATCGCCCTTACGGCAGCCAAAGAACAGCAGGACTTCAAGCGGTACCAGAAGGACAACGAGAAGAAAAAGAAGGCTCTCAAGTCTCGTTATGATGCCGGTCTGATGTCTCAGGAACAGTACAATGCAAGGGTCGAGGAGATGGAAGCCGAGGAGGAGGCCAGACGTGAGGAGATGGAAATCAAGCAGGCCAAGCGTTCCAAGGCTCTCAGTTTGTCACAGGCTATCATACAAACATCTTTGGCTGTGATGAAGACCTTTGCAGAATGGGGCGGATGGCCGGCGGGTGTGGCTCCTGCTGCCATTATGACGGCATTGGGCGCGGCTCAGATCGCGATGATCGCGGCGCAACCGATCGGTGCGGAGGAGGGCGGCTTCGTGAACACTCGCCGGGCTCAGGATGGGAAGGCGTTCAAGGCGCGGTTATCTCCGGACAAGAGAGGGTTCGTGTCCTCCCCTACCGTGCTTGTGGGTGAGAACGGCGGGGAATATGTGATTCCGGCTGATGGGTTGAGCAATCCGACTTTGTTGCCGTTCGTGGCAACGATGGAGGAGGCGCGGAAAGCGGGGACGTTAAAGAGCCTGAACTTCGAGGCGGTTTATCCGGTGGGAGCCGCTATCGGTCGGGAAAGCGGTGGGTTTACGAACACTTCGACAGGTTCAGTGACCGGAAGCGGCTCGGTGTCCGGAGGGAATGTCGCTTCGGCAAGGTCAGCGACAGATGAAAGGTTGCTGGAGGCTATCAAGCTGCTGAACAAAAGGCTCTCCGTTCCTATCAAGGCGGATGTGTCGATGCTGGGGAAGAACGGGATCATCGAGCAGACGGAGAAGTACAACAGGGCGAAACGTCGGGGTACCTACGGCAGGTAGCGAAAGTTTTTCTGCATTTTTTTCGCAAAACTCTTGGAATTTGAAAAACGAAGTTGCATATTTGTGGTGCGATACATATTGGATGGCACTCTTTAGCGGCTGATTTTGTCCCGTTATTGATTGCTGACATATTTTTTAGAGAGTTTTTGTCCTCTGTATGGTCGTCATTGGCGAAAGCCGTGACTGTACTAGCCGCAAGGCTTCCAGTATGTATCGCAGACCTATAGCAGAGGACATTTATTTACAATTAGTTATGCGATACACTAATTCAAACAACGCGGCTGCTGCCGCTGAAAGCCACAAGATCGGGGCTGACTCTTTCATCATCGAGACCAGAATTGAACTGTTCCAGATTGCGGATCGATTCTCGGAGTGGGAAAAGCAGATGTATGAGAAGAAGGAGTTGCTGATGGACGGGAGGTTCGACAATGAGATTCGGACGATGAATGCTGCGTTCTACCAGTTGGATGAGGCTCTGAGAAAGATTCTGAATGAGGAGCTGGAGTTCGACATCCTCCGCCACGACACCGTTACGGAGTGATTTTTGCAAGAATTTGTCTGACAATTAATTCTGAACGAGTATGAGAAGGTTAATCATTGCTGTTGCTATAATGCTGATAGGGTTCGGCGGAACTTGCTTCGGAAGGAAGCTGGCTGATCCGGACACGCTGGCGTTCAAGAAGACATATTCGATGCCGGGAATGAGTGAGTTTGAAATTTACAGGTTTACGGCTGGATGGAGAGAGCCTTGGATGGAATTCTATGGAAGTCCTCGTGGCAAGTATGGAACAGACGGCAAATACTATGCTTGCCGGTTTTATGGACAGAAACTGGATAAGGTCAAGGCTAACATATTCCCTAATGTTTATCTGATTTTCCGTGATGGGTCTTTTGATTTGATATTCACCGATATTTCCGCAAGCTGGAGGCACAACTATATTGATTGCTTGTCTTCACGGGATGACAGATTCAACCGTAATGTGTTTTGGCGGATGTCATACAGTATGAAAATCCTTGACCAGATAAGGGAGCGTTCCAAGGAGTTGTTCGAGATAGTCACCGCCTCGATGGATCATTACCTGGAGGTCGGCCCGCCGGTGGAGCTGAAGAAACTCTGACAATCCCGCCGTCCCATACAGCCGCCTCAGTGCGGCTGTCTTTGTTCAGCAAACCCATCGAACAAAGTGAAAATCAGCGGAAAGTGTTGGAATTTTGGTCTAAAGTTTGTTCCTTTGTAAACACAAATGATATGCAAACGAAATACACGGAAATCCATGAGGCTTGGGAAAGATGACATATTGGTGATCAAGGCGGTTCTGCTCTACATCCTTACGCATAGTGAGGATGGTAAGAGGGACATCTACAGCCTTGTCAAGGCGGCTTACTATGCGCAGCAGAACCACCTTGCGCGGTATGGCACTCCCCTCTTCAAGGACTGCATCTGCGCTTTGCCGTTCGGGCCGGTACCGTCCAACATCTACAATATTCTGAAAATGGCACGTGGCGATTCTCGTGTGCTCGACTACCATAAGGCAGATGACATGCATTTGGCTTCGGATGCCATAGCTTTCGAGAATGAGAGATTTTCAGCGAAAGAGAGACCCGACATGGATTTTCTTTCCCTGTCTGACATAGAATGTCTGAACTACGGAATCAGCAAAGTCGCCGGGATGTCCTTCAGTCAGATCATGGATGACACGCACGGGCAGGAGTGGAGCCGCGCTTTCAACAGTGGCACTTCCCTCAAGGAGATGGACATCATGAATATATCCAAGGAAGGAAACGCCTCTGATGATGCGTTGCAGTACCTGAAGGACTTTCTTGATACTGAATGGTTTGCCAGATCATGATGGAACTGGGAGCATTTCCTGACAAACTCAGGAAGCAGGCGATTGGGATCGGTCAGGTTCTGAAAATGGAGATGTTTCCGGAGGACAGGGTTAAGCCCAAGCAAGGGAAGAACTCCAAACCGAAAAGATTTGTTATCATAGGACAGACTGATGATGGTGGTGTGCTGGCCGCCCTTTTGGTGAACACGCGGATCAATGAAAGCATGTTTGCCCAGATCGCACCATATCAGCATTTGGTCAAAGTTGCTGACAATGATTACCTTGATCACGATAGCTATGTGGATTGCTACACAGTGAGGGAGTTCAGTAGCGAAAGGGTTCTGGAAAGCGCTGAATATCTTGGACATATAAAGGAAGAAGACCTGAAAGAGTGTCTTGACCACGTCCGACAATCCCCGGCCATCAAGCCTTATGTGCTGAAAAAATTCAAATTAGAAGAGTAATCCTGTTGTCCTTTGTGGCCGCCTGAGGGCGGCTATTTTTGTGCCATAAATGGGGAATTTATGGTTAGGATACTGACAAAGGACTACACGGAGCTGGATCTTACGAAGGGGTTTGAGTTCCAGATCGAGATGGAGAACCCGATGCTGGACGAGGAGCATATCCCTTCAGCTTTCAGCACGCAGATCTCGTTTCCGCCGTCGCCGGTGAACAGGAAGGTGTTCGGCTACACTCCGGCGATGTTCCTGGCGCCGAACGTGAAGAGACTGGAGGCCTCGGTGTGGATCGGCGGCGTGCCTTTCGTGACCGGCACGCTGGTGTACGACGGCATCGAGGACGGGTGTCTGATGTACACGTTCACGGAGAAGGTGGTGGAGCTGGAGGGGAAGATCTGGGATCAGGAACTACTGCGGTTCAGCATTACTTCCCTTCCTAAAAAAGATGACCTGTTCACCACTCCTCTGCTGATCAACAGACAACACGTCGCAGACCACCCTTTTGCCGAAAAAGATGTCAAGGAGGCGTGCAGGCTAAAATACTACAACTATAAGGACAACGACACGCCGTTGACCTACGACTCGTTCATCCCCGCCGTCTATGTCTCGGCCATCCTGGGCAAACTACCTATCGACTTTATCCCTGACATATTAGGCAAACCTTTGGCACTCGGCGGACACCCTGAGAATTATCCTCTTGCCATCCTCGCACCATACCACAGCATCCTTTTCAACGACCTCCATAAGAACGGAGATCCCCGGGAGGGTCCCAGACGCGGAGCTCCTGCCAGAGTGGACTCCTACACAGACATCGCCAACTTTCTTCCGGACATCACCTTCGCGGATCTGCTGAAGAACCTGGGCGCCATCTTCTGCTCCGCGTTCTTTCAGGAAGACGGAAGACTCCGGATGATGTCAGCAAACTCAATCCTCACATCTGGGGACGCGATGGATCTGGACGGAAAAATCTCTGATGACTTCTCCTCGGAATCCGCCTTCGCCCAGAAATACAGCTTCGGCTACCAGGAAGGCGAAGCCGGGGAATATGACATCGACAGACTTGAAAGGGATATCGCGAATGGCAAAGTCGCGACTTTGGGACAATTTGAGATCGAGGACCTCTTCGCACAATTCAAAGATGACTACACTGTCGTTTTCTGCGATTCAACGAAGGATGTCTATTCCGGCAGGCACTACCGTGTCAAGACCGGCACGCGCACCGAAACTTATTATGAGGATGTACAGCAGGGAGAGACATGGGTGACCGTAGAGAAGACCAGAGAGGTGGACGTGTTCGCCGATTACTATGAATCCGATGTAATCTATCAAGGGAGCAAGACCGAGGAAACAACGGTGGAGGACAAGGACTCAGAGGGATTCAGCAACATCTCCGATTTTCTGGCAGTCAGATGCGTTCCCGAGAAGACGAACGCTAGCAATGCTATGGCTCCTATCATTAATCCGGAGGCTGTTTCTGGGGACAGGAGCAAAAAAGCTTATATCGGAATAATCCACCTGTACAACTGTCTCGTCAGTAACGGCTATTCCGCGACCTACTCCAAGATGGACGCAATGTTCCAAGGCCGGGGGGCAATCACTCCCGACGCTCTTTGGGACAAGTACCACAAGGCATTCGCCCAGTGGCTGGGAAAGACGAGGCAGAGGGTGGCCGTGGACGTGAACCTCACGCCTGTCGAGCTGCACAACTTCAGGCTGTACAGACCGGTGTACTTCAGGGGGAGGAAATGGATCGTGGCGAAGCTCTCGGTAACGGCTGCGGCGGGTTCGGACAGGGTCTCCACCAGAGGCGAGTTCATCGAAATCTGATGTCCTTTCCCAAGGATGTCACATGTGGTAAATTTGTCATAGACAAGGGGATCTACGCCCCGGATAACAGAAGTAATGGAATTTACAGGTAACATACAGTTCGCTGACGAAAGTTCTTGGCTGACGCTGACCACGGAATCGGATGACACGGTGACGATCACCGTTAAGTTTGGTTCACGAATCCTTGCATCACAGGAGGTGCTAAGCTTTGACGTGGCTCCTAACTCCGGAATTGTACGGCTACCGGCCGGCGAGATCCTCGGAGCGCTGATGGGCAATGGCATAGGGATGGTGACTGGCTCATTCACGGCCACACAAGGCTCGTCCTCTTGTTCGTACAGTTTCAGCGTGCTGCCTTGCAGGAAGTTCGCGTACAAGTCCCTTGCCGCAACCATATTCACGACAAGGCCGGTTAAGTCCCCTGCCTATGAAGGAGCGGAAGATCGGCTCTATTTCTACAGGACTTCGGGTGATGTCTCCACTTATGTCAGATTCGACTATCTTGACGGAGGCTCTTCTACCAGTTACAAACTTAGCCCCACCTATTATGTGTCCACTAAATACTATGACCTTGACATCTCCACCGGCACAATGTTGTCCACTGCTGCATCCAAGGGTCTGGACACATCGAAAATAACGGGGTTCAAGATCTGGATTGAATATTCCGGAAGCAAATCAGAGACATATTCATTCGAGATCAGAAGGACACGGCTGCCGCTGAAGACTTACAAGTTCCTGGGGCGGCGAGGGACGTATGAATATATTCACGCAACCGGGAAGTTCAGCCGCTCGATAGAGTCTGAGACTCCGGTGTTCGTGACTTCAGGGATAGAGCAGGAGCTGGAGAATGACTATTCGAAGACCTTCGAGCAGAACTCAGGGCTCATCGAGAGTGTCGGGATGAACGGGTACTGGCTTGATTTCCTCGCCGCAAAGAAGAGGTACATCATCGAGAAGAACGGATTTGAACGTGAGATCATCGTGGACGAGTTCAAGACTTCGCTGACGGATCGATCCGTCGGAAGCCTGACGTTCAGGTGGCATTACGCCAACCCTAACAACACTGTCATTGACAAAGTGGACATCGACATCACAGGACTTGGCATCCTCGGGCCGTCCACCGTGAACGACGTAAGCAACACGGCGCAGTTCCAGGTGACATATTCACCGTCGAACACGACACAGCGGAGCATAACCTGGAGTGTGGTGAGCGGTTCGGACTATGCGTCCATCGATGGCAACGGAAAGCTTACGGTAAAGAGTAACGCAAAGGGGAACGAGGTCAAGATCAGGGCGACAAGTACAGACAAACCAAACATCTACGCCGAGAAGTCAGTGAACGTCACCTATTTTTCGGCTGAAGTCAGCATCAGCTTCCGGAAAGACAGCATAGAGGTCGAGGCAGAGGCCGGCACCGTGACAAACCTGTTCACCACGACAGGACTCACCAACATTCGGGTGTCCGCCTCCGGAGGGATGACCATAACCATGGGGCCGTCGATCACCGGTTACCTCATCGGGTTCGCCTATGCGGAGAACACGGGCAATTCGGCTAAGAGAGCCATCGTCACCCTGACTGGAGACAGAACGGACGGCAAGGGAACCTTCTCGAAGTCGTATACGGTGACGCAGAAAGCAGCGGCGGCATCAGCCGAAGATCCATCGTGGGATCTTCCTTCTTCATACTTCGGAGAATATCTGACCTTGAATCCTGCCGGCGGCACCTTTGACATAAACATAAGCGATCCGGCGAGAGCAGGCTGGAGAGTAGTGTTCGATAGTCCTCTGACGTTAGAGTCAGGCTCTGCGACCGGAACAGGCCAAGGGAAACTATCGGTCAGATACCCTGCGAACGACACCGGTTCTTCGCGCAGTTTCGAACTCCTACTCAAAAGCGGCGGGAGTAATTTAACAAGATGTGTCGCCAAACAAGCCGCCAAGGCTGAGACTCCGAAAGCCGCCGCCACCTGGGAGTTGCCGGCGACGCTGGCATTTGAGGCTGGTGGCGACGGAGTGGTTTTCAATATAACAGACAAAGACAGCGCCGGCTGGAGACTGACTCTTCCGGACTGGTGCTTTGTCAGCGACGGGATCACCGAGGGATCCGGCGACCACGAAACCGACCTTGTGGCAAGGGCAAACTACACAGGATCGGCAAGAACCGGCACTGTACAATTGGTAAGCACTGATGGGAACACTGTCTATGCTACTTGTACCGTAACCCAGGAGGATACGACTATAGAACAAGGATAAGACATTAATGAATATGAACAATCATTGCGCATACAACGAAGGAAACGACATTTTCCATGTTGTCGGGGGGAATGATTTCCCTATCAGGATCTACCTTTGGTCGAAAGGACTGACGTTCGGCCAAGACAGAGCCTACGAATTGGAGGGCTGCTCCGAAATAATGGCGAAGGTGGTAGGTTCCGACAGGAAAGTCGCCGTCAAAGCACAGTTTGTCACGACCAACGAGATCAGAGGACTCGTTGAAACCGGCTCTCTCCCGATAGGCGACTATGGGGTGGAAGTCGTTTTCGTCAATGGCTCCGGCATCAAAAAGAGGATACTTCAGCACGGAGTCATAAGGGTCGCCCCATGCAACGATGCTTCCGGAGTTCAGGAAGACAGTTGTATTGTCAATCTCTATGTGGATAAAGAGAGATCGGGCGGTGGAGATGTCCCTGATCCCACACCAGGTGAATCCTGCAAGCCTGACTCCGAACTTTCTGAGACCAGTGAGAATTGCGTGCAGAACAGAGTCGTGACAGGAGCCATAAGGGAGCTGCAGGACTACTGCTTCCCGACTTCACTTGAGGCTTCCATCTCGCCGTCTTCGGCAGAATGGACAGGTAACTCAGTAGAGGTCAGCGTATCTTTCAGGGTTTTCAGAAACTCTAAGCCGGTAGTAGCTGACACTGTCCAAATCCAGTTCAACGGCGAGACTAAGACTCTGGAGAAGGTAGCTGAGGGCACAGAGAAATTCACTCTCTCTACTCAGGGCTACAAATCTGGCTCAGTCACTGCTAAGAAGGGTTCTACTGCTATAAAGAACTCACCAAGGCCTATCAGTGTTAATCTCTATCTTCCGGTCTATTATGGCTTCTCTAAAGCCACCACTGGAAATGAGTTGACTATCGCTTCTCTGACCAAGGGTGGGGCTTCTCTCAATGGTACCAGGACTCTCACCAATGATGATGCTACTAAGTATCTGTGGCTCTGCGTTCCTAACACCATGTCAATCAGCAAGGTTACATCTAGTGGCTTCGATGTTCCATTCTTGGCTCCAGTAGAGGCTTCCACTCCACTGGGAACCTACAAGTGCTATCGAACTCAGGATCTTCCTGGTGCTGGCTCTATGACAATTGTTATCTCTTAAAACTTAGAATATCATGGCAGATTATATCAAGATCTATGGAGAACTAAGACGGCCTTTAGAGGGACAATATGTCACAGATTCGGGCCAGATCAAGCACAAGAATGAGACCGTAAAAGAGGTTCTCAATAGACTCGATGGGGTCACCTACGTAGATGTCCCAGAACTTGAGGACGATTACATTGTTCAGTCAAGCGCATCTCACAAAGAGACTGTCTATACTATCGAAGTGGGAGCAACCATTCATGCTATCGTGGGTGACTCCACCATCAAATGGATGAACGGAGAGGCTCCTATCACTCAAGCTGATCGCATATATGTGGTCTCAGTGATCGGGTCTCTGGCTGTCTGGGGAGAATTTCCAAAAGCCTAAGCTATGAGTGTATTTAGAGCTCTGATGATGCATAAGCATCAATCTCTGAATGAGTTCATCAAACTTGTTCCAGAGAACTTAGAATTCCCGGACCCAGAGAGCACTAAAGATCTGAACATAGAGTCTAATGCTCCCTGGACCCTTGGAGTTAAATACAACGACTAAACACAAAACAATGGTTAATCTATTAATTTCTTAAATCATAAAAAGTATGGCAAAACCGAGTTGGATTAAACTGGGCAAGAGCTCAGGTTCCATGGACGATTCCACAACTGTTACCGCCAGTGAGTACACGGGGCGTCAGCAGAGAGGTGGAACAATCACTGCTAAAACAACTGGAGGTGCAACAGACACAACCTCCGTTTCTCAGGCCGGTAAGGCTGAGTTCATTAATGTGCCGACCAAGACCTACAATGCCGCTGCAAAGGGTAGCAACTCTGACGGTTCTGACACCATTCAGATCACTGGTACCGCAAATACGGCAAACATCAAGGTGGCCGAGACCACGGGCAAGATTATCCCTGGGGCAGCCTACAAGATCCAAGTCAACGCAGTCAATGATGATTCTTGGGATGGAAAGACTGACACTGGCATTGATGACGATCCGGGTAAGGATGCTCAGTTCACTTTCACTATCGACATCAAGATCCCGGAGAACAAGACTGAAGCTGCCAGAACATTGGAGATCAAGCTTCAGAACGGTAACGGCGATGTTGCCACTGATGCCATCACCATCACTCAGGCTGCCGGTGTCAAGTCTTATGGTGCTGTTACCATCACCGTGGGCACTTATCAGCAGATCCCTGCTGCCGGTGGTACCGTTGATGCCCCTTCAGTTTCATTCTCCCAGCCTTGGGGATGGAACGGTGTTACTTCGGGGGGTGGCACCATTACTACCGGTGGCACTGTTGCTTATGCAACTAAGACCGGATGGCCTTCATCTCTTACCATTGACACAGTTACGGGTAAGGTTACTGCGGAATCTCGTAGTACAGCGGTTGGAGACGTGATTTCAGGCACTGTAACTATCACTCTCAATGCTAATGGCAAGTCTGCTTCCAAAGAGGTTTCAGTTAGTCAGCAAGCCAATTCCGTTACTTATGCAGTTACGGATGTGACACTGGCTGCTCCAGCTGACATCCCAGCTTCCGGAGGTTCAGTATCTTCTACTACGGTTACAGCCAAGGGTTCACAGACTTACACCTCGGGTTCAGTCACCAGTGATGTTGCCCTCACCAACGGCTCTGATGATTGTACCATCACCTTCAGTGAGGGAGTTTCAGCTGCTTCACTTGGTACTACTGTTACCAACAGAACTAAGAAGGGCACTCTCACTGCTACGGTTACTTGGAAGACTACAGCTACCAAGTCTGCTTCTGTAGATGTATATCAGGCAGCCAATACTGCCACTTACGGTAACATCACCTTTGACTCTGCTGTTGCCACAGAGGTTTCACTCAAGGCTGACGGTACCCAGAGCCGAAACATGACCGACAACTCCAATGTTGGCGCGAAGCAGACTGTCACCTATACTTCTGGCGCCACCAGAACAGAGGCCAGCACTACTGCTGCGGTTGTCTTTGATCTCAGTCCAAAGGTCAAGACCGCCGCAACGGGATTTGCTCTCTCTTCTGACGGCATCGTCTCTGTTGGAGCCAACCCTACTACGGCTCCTCGTGGAGGCTTTGTAGTGACAGTAACTGTCACCGGCGAGGGAAACAAGACTGCCACCAGAGACTTCACGTTTAGTCAGCAGGGGTCTTCTTCCTACATCAATCTCACTCCAGATAGCCTCACCTTTGTGGCTGCCGGAGAATCCAAGACGCTCACTATAGAGTCAAACGACAGCTGGACTCTTGAATAAGACTGTCATAAGGTGGGAGGGGGTGAAACCCCTCTCATCTTCTAATTTATTCTAAAAAACAGAATAACCATGGCAAAACCAAGTTGGATCACTGTAGTATCCGGGTCTACAGGAAGTGGCTCAGGGACTAGATCACTAAAAGCAAGCTCCCATACTGGAAGGTCAAGCAGATCAGGCTCTATCAAAGGAGTTACCTCTGGTGGAGCCTCTGATTCTGTAGTTCTCTCGCAGGATGGAGCTAGCGAGTTTATCATGGTAGACAATACTTCCTATTCTGTCACAGCTCTGGGTGGCACCGTGAAAATCACTGGCACCAGCAACTCGCCGTCTCTGAAGGTGTCTCAACTCACCGATTCCTCTTTACTTTCAAATTTCACCCTTAAAGTAAACGGGACGGCCTATTCCTGGGACGGAAACGTCTCTCATCAGATATCGGGTGATCCTGGGGCATCTAGCTCTTACACTTTTGAGATCTCCTTTGACGTGGCGGAGAATCAGACAGAGAGCTCCAAGGACATCACTTTCAGGCTCACCGATTCGGGTGATCCTGGGGCATCTTCTGATACTATCACTATTATCCAAGCAACAGGTGAGAAGACTTATGGCACTCCCAATGTAAATCTCAGATACTACGAGTGGCAGGTACCTGCATCAGGAGGAACGATCTCGCCAAGCTATACATTCTCTATTCCTTGGGGGTGGAATGGTAAAACTTCTGGCGGTGGAACACTCACCGAAGCAGATACTCATACAGTTACTTATGCTTATGTCAATGGAGGTCCAGTTTCTCCATTTGACTGGACCCTGGATCCAACTACTGGAGTGATAACTATGGCTAGTCTAAAGACTAATCAGACCACCTCGGATAG